ATCGTAATAGTCATGACCACAGGATTCGAAAAACTTCCCTGAAAGGAAGCTCTTCTTACTGTTAGTCTTAAAGCCAAACAATGAGAGGTTCGAAATAAATTCTAGCGCATGTGCTTGTGGGACAATAACATCATCCCCGAAGACAGTCACAGAACGTTTCGCTTCCTTCATTGTGTAGCCGTTTTTACGCAAAGTTGCCAAAGCAATCGCGTAAAATAGTAATGACTCGAGTTCAAAAGTGAACCCGTTCCCCATTGAGCTGAACATCTCATATTTATAAGATTGTTCAGGATTGTTACAACGTCCATGACTGCTTCTAGAAGCATCACAGGCCGCGAACCAATCATAGGGAAGAGCGTACTTGACTACTTGATAGGCCATCGTATTAGATGCGTTGGCCATATCTATAGTAGCATTTTTGAAAGTTATCGCTAACTTTGCAAAGTGCCTGTTACGCTCTTGTGTATTGAGGTCCAAACCGTGTTTCTTCAATGCCTGGCGAATAGATCCGCCAATAGACATCTGAATCAACACAGGTCCATTCTTCTCTACACCGATAGTACGATGTTCATCTCTCTCCTTAGGTACAAATGATAATCTGTTAGGAAAATCATTTGGAACAACTATGAAATGCTTGTCGAAGACAAGCTTTTCTATTTCTAGTTGGCTACGGCCAGTATCATTGATGTGGTAATGTGTCCTAAGACACTCCATCCAATTCTGCTGGTACGAGAGATGCGCTGCGAGGTAAGGTTTGAGTTCCTCGGTTACATAAAGTTTATCCGAAAGTTTAAAAAACTCAGCCGTATTTTCATACGGCTGGTTTTCCGGATTTACTGTAGAACCAGGGCCAAACTTAACCTCAGTGTCAAGGAAACTAGGTTTAAGGTCACCTAAAATATCATAAATGATATCTTTAACTGACTCACCGATTGAATCAAAGGGTAAACCTTCGGATTTAAAACGGTCATTAGTTTCTTTGCACTGGGCTTCGCCAGCTTCGAACTTAAGTAACGCCGCCTTACGGCAAACGTCATCACTACCCTTTTCAGGGTACTTCTTAAGTAAGGAGCAGAATTGATAAAGCCTACTAAAAGCTTGGTGTGAATTGTTAAGTTCACCCGTCCGCATTCTATCAAGTATATCTAATAGAAACGGAGCTTGTAGTACACTGATGTCGCCACGTCTAAGTGACCCATCGAGTTTATCAATCTCATTCTTAGTAAGAATGTCGGCTAAGCCTGGCAAGAGCGATCTTGCCATTTTGCTGGGCAGTTTGTCTGCACCATCGAGAACCCTCTTAAGTAGAGAGTTGTCTTTTAAGTTTGTAGACATAATTATCCTATCTATGGTCATCCACTCTAAAGGAGCAGAATCAGATATTGTAAAAACACGTGAAGGGAAAAACCTTCACGGACACTTATCAAGGTGAAAAGTATGACAGTTATAAGAACTTTCATACTTTTACTGTGTAACTGTAAAAACGAATGGAAAAACCTAACCGACGTTATCGTCGTCAGGTTGTTCCACAGGATTTGCAGTTGCACCGTAATTTTCATCTGGTAAACGTCCTGTTAGAAATAGATCCTGAATAGCTTGCATGTTTTCTTGTTTAGTGTCAACAAAGCCACTAACTTGATTCATGGTAGTTACGAGGTCCGGTAGTGTAATACCTACTGGGACCGAAGTCTCTATTTTAATGATAACCGGAACACTGCGTTCCGTCGACAAACCACGATTGATTATAACCGTCTTCCGAGAATTAATTAATGTTTTACACGTACCCATGTTCCCCTTACGAGGAACTGGTAGAATACGTGAAACACTAGTAGTTACTGGAAGTGCAGGTGTATAATTTCGATGATGATACATATTACTGTCAGCTGAGTTCTCGCGAAATTTACGGGTCATCTCCGGCAATAATGTTGTATTTAATAAGATTGGCATGTTATGCTCACTTATAAGGGTTAGTTGTTTAAAGTTATCGTTTCGCAAATGCGGATAACATACGTTGGCCAAATATGGCTAAGTCTGTTATTTGCGATGGGTTTAGATCCATCTCCGCGACAAGCTTGAAGTCAATTTTTGATTCAGGCAAGTGCTGTCTAGTAATAAATTCACCAGACAATTTATGCGATACGGGTTTTGGGAAAGGTTGATGCAAATCAGAACGATTTGGATAAACCTTGTACAGTGTCCGAAACTCTGGACACTCTACACCTGGAACACGGTTAAGACGCAACCCATCAAGGGTAGTATCTACTGTGAGTCCATATGTACTGATCCCTCTACGACGCATATGCTCGTGGAAGGGCATGTTCCGGCGAGTGTTGGGAATATCATAATCCCCTTCTTTTCGCAACCGAACATAATTAGGAAACTCTGCAAAGCAGGCTGCCTGATGACTTTGTATATCGACCTTTTCGCAATAGTGTTTAATATAAACACTTGGAACGATCGAATTCAAGGTTACTCGTTGGACTTTATCTGTGTCCCCATCCCAGGGAACATAGACATCGAAGTTCGTATCATAAAAATAATCCATAAGGAATTTCCCATGTAGATTATTTCCACGACGCGGACCCTGGTAAATGGCATCAACCTGACGGCTGTTACCATCTACATCGAGTACATAGACCGGAGTAAAATCACGCTCCGGGACCATGTCAGCACCACTCCTTTCATTTTCGAAATCCTGAAAGAAGATAAAACCGCTATCATCAACTGTCGATGGATCAATTCCATTAGACAAATGATTGCCTCTAAGTCGAAACTTAGCGCCGTCAAGATAAAAGCGGAAAGGGTCAGCAATGGTGTTACTGGCAAACTTGAGACGTTGATAGTCTTCAGGGATGTGCCTTGTACAACCAAAAGCTGTTGAGAATCCTGCCCTAGTAGTCAACGTTTCAACGTTGGCTACTACCCTTGTTGTTAGATAGCCGTTTATTGGACTGAATTGATTCTTAAAATTAAGAGTCGAAATACAGTCACCAATATTGACGAACATATCTAACACAAAGGACCAGGGTATGAGTTCCCAAGCCGTACCAAGAATAGATTCAATATCGAGGCCAAGTTTGGCCATCAGACTATTGTTACGAGACTGTTCTTCATTAAAATAATTGAAGCCAGCCTTATATGTAACTTCTGAGATATTGACTCTGTGTGAACCATCGATAAAATCATCGTCGGAAACAACCCGGACATTACTGGCCGGGAAATCTTCAGAGATGTTATCAAACTTCACATTGCCATATGCTGATCTTACAGAAAATGCCCGAGAATCGGTCATTAATTTGTAAAGATTAGCCAACTCCAAATGGAGAGGCCGCCAGCCGTACCTATATTGTAACCACAAGTCACTTGCAACATTGTAAGCTTCTCGTGGTTTAAGCTTCTTAACAGAATCATAGATTCCAAAAATAAGCTTATATAGAGACGTCCAAACAGTACGTAACATTGCAATTGTTTTATTTGCTTCCGCAGCTGAAACAATTAAAGCGATGTCACCGTATTTTTGGGCGGATTTAATGGCACCATTGATGGCTTTCTGACTACTATACTTATTCTGTATAGCAGAAATAATGTCAGGCTGCTCAGTCAAGACCGTATATAAAATATCGGAATCTACTACACTGGTCGGGTGAAAAACCCCGTCCGAGTCGTAAGTTCCGCCCAGCGGTTTATCTGGGAAAGGCCTACCATTTGCTAAAGCAACTTGGTAAGGCTTTACGGCTTTAACCCTAGAAAAATAGGGTTTATAGCCACTAAACCGATCACCAGGACGTGGAACGTCCAGAATGATTGGTTTACCGTTTGATTCGTCCCTAGTTTGGTAGGTCCAATGTTTACGGAACGGCAATTTATTATTCGGTTTAAAAACCGATCGCCTAGTACGCATAAGACCTCCTTACCAGGGATAAAATTAAACGAATCAGGATAACACCTGAGTGATGTTCGTACTCGCCAAAGGCCAATACGTACAGAACAACCGCTATTCAGCGGCATAATTGATTGACACCCGCCAGGAGATAAATCCGGCAGATGGGTTACTATCAATAACCGGAACCCCGACTAG